TAAGTACATATCCTGTGGTGTCATTAACTACAGTAGTTACCGCTGACCCGCCGATAGTAGCTGATAATGTAAAGGTGGTCGACCCATTGGTCGCGATGATATAGTATGTCTGGCCAGAATTTAACCCTATAGATTTAGGTGCACTAAATACATACCCCGATGTGCTGTTAACTACAGTAGTTACTGCAGAACCACCCGCGACTGTGGATAGTGTAAATGAAGTGGTGCCGTTAGTAGTAATAATGAAATAAGTCTGGCCAATGTTTAAACCTATCGACTGGGTGGTATTAAACGATAGACCAGTCAATGCATTCACAACGGTCACTATCGGTGTCCCGCCAGCAGTGGTGGATAAAGTAAACGTAGTTGATCCGTTCGTGGTCGTGATAAAGTACGTAGTTCCTGACGTGATGCCGGTTTGTAACTGCACCGAAAATACCAGACCGGTCGTAGTTCCCGCAGTGGTAGTGATTGCTGCCCCACCGGGTGTAGCCGATAATTTAGCAGTAGTGCTGGTCGGTGTGCCGATGACATAATAGGTAGTACCTGTGGTAATACCGGTAGCAGTTCCGGTCAAAGTACCAGTGACCACCACTGCTTGACCCACAAAAATCCCACTCACCGTAGTGAACGAGAGATCACCCGATGTAGATGTCACTTGAACATTCGCCAACGCGGTAGAAGCTAATGTGCCACTAACTGTGATCTGTTGGCCTACAAATAATCCGATAGTCGAATTACAAGAAAATGTGCCTGAAGTACCAGTAATTGCAGGATTAACCAATGTGGCAGCCGCTGGCCCACCGGTGATCGTAACTGGCTGTCCAACATACAATCCCACCGATGCTGTGCACGTAAAAGTCCCCGAAGTACCAGTAACTACCGGATTTACAATTGTGCCCACCGTCGCATCGCCAGTCACCGTCACTGGCTGGTTTACAAACAGTCCCATTGACGAAGTGCACGAAAAAGTACCTGATGTACCGGTTACCACTGGACTAACGATCGCTGCATTTTCAGGAGCACCGGATAAAGTAATCGTCTGATCGATGAATAATCCGGGCGTCGCTGCGCAGCTGAATGTGCCGCTAGTGCCAGTAACAGTTACTGTGTTAAGTGTTTCGAATGCAGTATTTGCAGATACTACTGTTGTATTTGCGGGTATCCCAGCAGAACTGGTGACTGTCTGCCCAGCGCCAATCAAAATGTTAGTCGATGATACCGAAACCGTTGGGCTTCCGTTGACTGTGTAACCAGTATCGGTGAAAATGCCGATCTGTGATGCTACAGTATCATTCACTAAATTACCTAACACCGGAGTGTTCGTATTATTATCAAGTAAGGCTAAATTCTGGCCCGGATGGGACAAAAGATAGGTATTTCCGGAACCTGAACCATCAGTGAAGATATCGAACTGCCAAAGATTATTATCGTTAAGCGTAAAATTATTTAAAGTAAAATCTACTAATCCTGAACCGATACCTAGACTATTGATCGGTAGCTTCTGCAGGCCATTAGAATACCCTGAAAATACATTAGTGAACGCTTGTTGGGGATTTACGTATATTCCTCGTGATGGTCCGAAGAGATTTCCGACTATTTGACGATACCCACCGATTTTTCTTGGTCGTCCGCGCTGAAATCGGACCCAAAGACCATCAGTGTAGTACATCTTGTCAAAGAGCGTTCCGTCTCTCTGAATACCTGAAACGGTATCTAGAGCGAATACCTTTGCCGTCATGAGAACGTGCCCCCTGCAATACCTCCTGAAAAGGTACCAGTACCGGTCACTGAAATACCACTAGCATTGACATCGAGTCTTTGAGTACCCAACACGGTTACTCCGAACCTGCCACTACCGGGTCGATATACACCGGTAGAGATTTCAGAACCGAACGACAACGACGGCGCACTTACCGAACCGTTAGCAAGCGTTACAGATGTAAGACCTGACTGTACGGTGTTCGCATTTAAAAAATTCGCACCATCACATATTAGCGTTGCTTGTTGACCCGCAGGGATCGAGGCAGTCGCGCCCCCCGCGACTCCAGTGGTAAGCGTTAACGTAAATCCGTTATCGGTAGTTTGATTAGATACTACGTACAGATTTACTACCGGAGGATATTGAGCAGTGACATTGCCAGTTAAATTACCAACATATTCCTGAATGGTATTCGAAATTTCTGAATTAGTAAGTATTACTGTCCCATTAGTTACTGATTTCACTAATGATGTAAATGCAAATGTCGAATTCTGACCGTACCCGATCGTAATGAATTCGGACCCAGTGCTGACAATAAATGACGATTCGTCTGGATTATAAAATTTCGACGCACCACCATCGATATTCCCAGATGCTGGGGTTACAGTTACAGTACCCGTTCCAGAATTTTTAAATAGCGTAAACCAATTGTTACCCACACTTGCCGGTGTTGGTAAATTCACTGTCCCGGCACCACTTGACCACACTGCAGTTTGCGCACGATCAGTCGACGAAAAGGTATAACCATTAGAAATGGATGTGGTGGGATGTGATTGATTGAGCACCGAATTACTTGCGATCAGTCCCAATCCAGCCAATGTTGCAGCATCTGCAGCCGACGTGCCGGTACCAAATGCGATAATACCCCACGTACCTGCACTTGTAGGATTCGCGGTGATATAAATGTACTGAGCAACACCTGCCGCAATTGCGATGATCGTATTGCCTAAGTAATCCACCACCGTAAAGGAAGTTCCACCTACATTGCGAATCAACGCATCAGTACCTACCGACGTCTGATCAGCAGGTGGCATGTAAAGCTTTAGACCTGCGGACGATGCGGTCACCTGCATAATACGCGCAGCATAATTGCCATCTACGTTGCCATTAATCGGCCACGCAAGCTGTGTGTCTACGGTTAATGTAATCGAGCGGTAGGAAACGTCCGTCGGTTGGATGACGTTACCTGAAAAAGGAGAAATATAGCTCATGAGTCTTGCACCATAGCTTGACGATCAGCAACTCTGATCACGTCTTCGGTTTTTAAATTAGCGATGGCTTGTGTGTACATCTGCTGCCAGAGCGCCGTGCGTGCGTCATTCTTCAGGAATGGCATCGCTTGCAATAATGATCCATATAATAATGCCTGAGGCGCATATTCAGTAAACCAACTGGTCTGGTTAGATGAATCCAGTGGCTGCACACGCTCATAATACATCACCTCAAAAGTATAATTTGATGCTGGGGTCGGGGCTACCAACCAATGGGTGTAATCATAATCGGTATAATACTCAGGAACGTCGGTCTCGGTCGCATCTGGCCAATACTCTCGAAGGTATTCGTATTTACGGAGAAGTACCGGTCTCTTTTCACCGGCTACGGTCACATTCATGGACACCGTTTTGCGCCATCTTGCCGGTTTGACAATAACCGGTGAACCATTTACCATTGTCGATTCGACAACTATTAGATTACCTAAGAACTTGATATCTGCGGCAAGCGTCTGCTCGGCCAGCATGATGAAAGTAGGTATTTTGTCGATGGTAGCAGTATCAGTCCTCTCAAGGTAGGACTGGATATTCTCGACCAATGAATCGTAGGTCATTACCACTGCCGCAGTCATAGCGCCCTTTCATTTGGGAGAGAATCACCAAATTATACCACGACTCCCGCACGGTATCAATGCTAAACTAGGATAGGTATACTACCCGTTCGTCGTTACGACGATTTACTAACCCTTTTAGGATTTTACCACCAGCCTTGGTATATTTTAAGAATTCTTCAGCCGCCCCTGCATTATCACCCCGATTATGCCTCTGACGTAATGTGGATTTCTGAAGGGTTCCTAGTCCTAAATTAAAGCTAAAGCTGACCAGAGCGTCAAACCAGCCTTGACGAGAGCCAGCATTAGGACAATATTTAAGAACTCCGCGCTCGAACCTCTCAAGGTCTTTTGCAAGTATGACATCGACTTCTTCCATCGTAAACACACGGTTCCAACCCTCTGGAATTGCTAGATTATTACGCTCCTCAAACGGCACTTTTGCATGATTGGGGTCAATTACATGGCCCACGCCGATCGTCCAGAGTCGCGCAGGACATCGATACGGTTTTACCCGTACCCCCTCGTGGTGTTTAATCATATCTAGCGCTTTTTTGCTAATCATTTACCAAACGCCCTACCACCAAAATGGAAACTGATTATTGCTGCAAACAGCGCTTGGGTCTCATCATCCCAAAGCATATTTGCCAATGTGTTAAACTCCACACCACGATTCCAACCGTACAAAAATAAACCGATTTCTACCAACATTAGTAGACTAAAGAAACCATACGTAATAGTTGGACGTACGCCCGTGCGGTAATTGACCATCCACGGACTAGCGCCTTGTCCGATAGCTATATCATGGGCATATATGGCTTCCATCTCGGATTTCTGAGCATCGATTAACGAGACTTTCTCGGCAGAAGCCGTTTGGGTTTTAATCTCATCAAATTTTATTTCTTCGATGTGCTGCTGGGCTACGTAACCCGCTTGGAGTAGTTTTAATTCACGCTCGGTCTGCATTTGAGCCAGCAAAAGTTCGTGACTTTTATCTGCGCGATCCTGAAAAAAGTCGAGTAGTTTGGGTAAGCCACCCATCAGGAACGATAAAAATGTCGAAATTAGTGTTAGCATTATTCCCCCTGCATTTCCATTAAAAGTTTAGCCCGTAGTTCACGCATTTTCTTAATTTCCTGCATTGCCGCAGCCGTTGCGTTGTTCATGTCTACGTACATCATCCCCATCACGGGAAGCACTATGACTAACACAATACACAAGACCACCACGGTGATGAGGAGGTTCCATGGTACGTGTGACTCGTTCTTATCAGTATCATCAGCCATAGAAACCACAATATTACGAACAGAACCGCGACTATTGACGTCATTTGCTCCGCGATTTTTCTTTTTATATTTTCCCGTCGCCATTGAGCCACCCGCTGCTTTAGTAACTCTTGCCGTTGTACCTCAGTTCTTTCAGCTTTTACCCTGTCACGCATTACTTCGAATTCTGACCAAATCGCCCCGAGTTCTTTGGGTGCTTGATATACCATCATCTCGCGAAGTTCCGTCTCGAGTCTATGCATCTCTTTTTGAGCCAAGATTCGGTTAAATGCTTCTTGATTTACCGATAACTCTGGATCACGCGTTTTCTTGGTCTTTAATTCTTCCTCGTGAACGTGCTTTTCAAGCTGTTGATGCGCTTTAAAAAAATGCCCCAAATGGCTACTAATGTCAGCCACCACATCTTTAGCTTGACCGTAAGCATCGACCAATTCCATACCTTGAGCTTTATACTCTTGGTACATTGCACAACCCTGACGAATAGCCCCCGCAGCCATTTTTGCAGCAGCGAGTATTGTGAGAGGATCAACTTAAGACACCTTTTTTATCTTGTTTATTATCAAGTTTATCAAATATCTGTTTCAGAATGGTCTTTATTTCCGCAATGTCTGCCCGATAATCGTCTTTGGCTATATATTCTTTCGGAAATTCAGATAATTTATCTTCAAGCTTCTGTATTCTTTGCATTGCAGTAAAGAACACAAATGCACCTAAAAATCCAGCTATTGATACGACAAGATTAAATAGTTGTTGTGTTTCCATTTTTTAAAACCCTCACCTTCTCAGACGAGGGCCTCATAATTGGTTATACTAGCTCATCCGCTACCATTGCCGGAGTTTGTACTGCAGCTTCCGTTTGATTAGGCACTTGTGGCAGTGCTTGTCTTTGAATCTTGGTAATTAAGTCAGTGACTTGAACGAAGGGTCTTTCACCCAAAGCGCCTAGTATGCGATTAACTTCGTCCAGAGTGAAGCTTAATTTAATTTCAGTATTGCCCATTTTTTCTCCAAAATGTAAAAAAATCGCTGTTTAGGCCAGCGGGTTGCCTTTAAACGAAGTATCCGGTATTCACAGCCGGTAAACGTGTTAACTTGAAATAGCTACCTATACGGGGTGTTACCGAACCTGAGCTTGAAGTAATCCGTATGGTTAATGTACCACCACTTGCATTAGCTTGAAATATGGATCTTAAAGTATACTGATGGTCGACCGCAGTAGTTAATGAACCAGTAGCTGGTAACGCACCTGCGGTAGCAGTAGATTTGCTTATTGCTGCCGTTTGCGGTGAACCTACAGTGCCTACGCCACCAACCGGCGTTCCTACGTAATACGCATCATTGTTAATAGGTGCATTTGAAAACGTCATGGTAAACGTGACTGTACCAGCCGTAGTTTTTAAAAAGAACATAGTTGCTTCTAACTCATAAAACCCGCTACTGGAAAATGTAAGAGTTGAATTAGAGCCGAAGTAGCTATTTATGGATGGTCCAATTGCGGAGCCATCTGAAGTTAATCGGAAAAATTGCACCGACGGAGAATAACCTCTACCAGAGACATTGGAACCAGTGGTAAAGTATCCTGCACCATCGTACTCTACAGCACCGGTCACAATAGAGCTAAGCAACGTACTAGCGCCCATAATTATCTGATTGCCTAAATACGTTTTACCGGCTGCTACATAAAGCGCATACGGGTCCGTGATTGTGGTAAGTCCTGAAGCAAATGGTGCATTTTCAATGTACAAGGTAGTCGCAATAGCCGCGTCATATGGATCAACACCATCATCAAGAACAAGCGTGGTTCTCTTAATTGAGTTTGCATTAACTTGGGAGAAGCTACCATTTTTGGTAAAAGTTCCACCGGCATTAAAAAAACCAAAAGCATTTGTTGTGGAAGGGGTAAATAATGGATACGTGATGTTAGTCGGATCGATTTTAAGCAACGATTCACTAGAACTAATATTTGTACCGATACCTACGCCCCCAGCGGCATATATGGTCACAATGGCACTACTTTCAGCGGATAAACCTAATACGGTAGCTGATTTTTTAAAAACCCCATAAGTTGGAACAGCAGTGCCTGTAGGTATAAAACTTGCCGCTGTTGCACTTCCAGTAGTAGCTAAGTTAGTGCCGTTAAATGTTAGTGCGGAGCCACTGGCAAGTGCACTAGTGCTTGAAGCATACAAAATACCATTAGCTGTAAATGGAGTTGCGCCACTTAATCCAGTACCACCATTGGACGTTGCTAATGTTCCCGCTAGAGTAATAGCACCTGCTGTCGCGGTATTAGGAGTAAGACCTGTAGTTCCTCCGCTAAACGAAGTCACTCCACCAGAAGCCCCGCCAAACTGCACAAATACGATACCAGTAGTTCCGATTGTAATCGGTAACGGCGTTTGTTGAACCCAAGCGGTACTCGCATTAAGGGAGCCAAATACGATTAAGAAAAAGTCACCCGGAGCAATAACATCCACACCAGTACCAGTTGTATCAAAATCGGTGGCACGCGTGAGTACCCAATTAGTAGAACCTGAGCCTTGATTCGTGACTGTGTACACGCCATTTTGTGCTGATGAAGTTTGATTTTTTACTAATACGCGAGTAGCATTAGTAGTATCAGTACCTGTAAACGTGTATCCATCAATGGCTAAAGCGGCTTGCGCTCCTGCGTTAGTAAGCGTTGCCCCAACACCGGAAGAACCATTATTATAAGTTACAGTGCCTAAATTCGCTGTAGTAGCGTAACTACACGCTTCATGGAAGTTAATACCTTCAGCGATCGAGTCTGCATACAGTTTATTTACTATATCAGTGTTACCAACCGGCGCTGTAGTAATGGTGCCTGTAGTCAATGCGATCGAAGTGATATCAGTATTTGCACCACTGGCTGCTGCACCGAGATTCGACCTTGCACCGCTTTGAGTACCTGAATTGGTGCCACCATTGGCCACCGGTACGAATTGAATATAATTTGGAGCTGCAGCACCGGCAGCGAGAATATAACCCGTAGTGCCTTTTGCTAATTTACTGAGCGCAGTACCCGACGCGTAGTATAGCAAATCACCCGCAGTGTACGAGGAGAGTCCTGTGCCGCCATTAGACGTGATGAGCGTTCCAGCTACAGTTACTGCACTACCTGTCGCGGTGCTTGGGGTTAAACCGGTAGATCCGAAGGAAATCGAAGTCACACCGCTGGCTGCTGCATTACTGGCTAATAATTTAACCACGCCGGCGTTATCTTTATAATAAAGCTTACCGTCGGTGATGTTAATTGCCAGTTCACCGTTGACTAAATTAGTGTTTACCGGAATTGCGGAAGCTACAGTGCTAAAATACAGACTTATCGGCGTAAAATTCGCTTGTGCCATCTTAAATCCTATTCATCAATAACTATGCCGCCATATGGAATCCCCGGACCATCTGCAGGAGTCACTGCTACACTAACATCTGGTCGAGGAAATTTTAGATTTATTCGTTCAGTCTTTCGAGCCGGTAGTCGATACGGGTCGAATTGATCTTTACACCCTTGATCACACACTCGAAGTCCTGGAAAATTAGGGTCTGGACCCAGAGCGACCAGTGCCCTCTTCATCTTGCACCGATCGCATACCGCGATAGCTATCGATGTAAGCCCACGAGTATTTAAAAATCTTGGCATATC